CCTACCATTACGGTGCACTCATCGCATCACACGTCGCCGGTTACGGTTCTACCAACACCGCCGATCCTCTCCTTGGTAAGGAGACTGCTGTCCACGTAATAGCAAATGAACAACTTTTCAACAATCACCCTATCGTTATCTCTGCGATGACTGCTGAAACAATTGAAATGACTATACCATGGGATTTTCCTATGCAATGGATCAATCCTCACACTGTTACCGCTGACGGCCGCGAGTCCATTATCGCGCGTGTCTTCCTTTCGGTCCTTTCCGTTCTCCGCATGGCTGCTGCTTCAGTAGTTCCCATCACCGTCACCACTTTTGCAAGTTTCGTCGATCCCGAAGTCACTTCTATGGTTGCCATTGCCCAAAACAAGGGTAAAGGTAAACATGGCAAAAAGACCAACACCAAAGAAGCCGAAGAAAAATCCGGACCCCTTACCCAGATCCTTGGTGAAGGAGCTGCCGCTCTCGAAGGCGTTGGAAGTGTCGTCTCTAGCGTCATTTCTGGCGTTGAAGCCGCTGTTCCTTTTGTTGAAAGTATCGCAGGAATGCTCATGCTCCTTGACAAACCAACTACCCTTCAAGCTCCCATGTTTGTCGTCCCCGGACAAGCAGCCGATACCTACCATGGTTATGGTTCAGCCAACAGTATCAATCTCTCTTTGAGACCAGATGCCCAAACCTTGACTGACGAACAACTAAGCACGTGTGGCCTGAAGCCAACTATTTCCAGCATCATCCAGACCCCCGCTTTCCATTCAACGGCTAGCTTCAACAGCATTGCCGGCCAAGGTATCAAAATTGGCCAATGGAGAGTTTCCGCCAACGAGTGGGCCTTCATCGATGGAGGTTACTTACCCACTTATATGGGTTTAGTCTCCTCGATGTTTGCTTACTGGCGTGGTTCCATAAACTACACCTTCTACTTCTTCGCTTCCAAATTCACCTCCGCTCGTGTTCGTCTGAGTTTCCAACCCGGCCTCGAAACTGGTGTCGCCACCTCCCCTGGTGGTGACGTTATGTCTCGAGTGATCGACATCACTGGCGACACGAAAATCACTGTCAATGTTCCCTACGTTTCTGACTCACTCTGGAGAGCCTCCTCCCCTGTTGGGACTGTTCTTGGTCCCTCTCAATCCACTGGAGTTCTTCAACTTGAAGTTGTAAATCCCATTGTCTCCGTCACTGGTATTCAAACCGTCGATATTGCTGTCTTCGTTTCTGCTGGTGCCGATATGCAATTCTCCCAATTTCTTGGTGCACGGACCTCTCGTGTTCCCAAGACCGCCACAACTCAATCTTACGTGAGGGACGACGTTCTTGACGCTGTCCCGATAGTCGAAGGGTCATCTCACTACCAGATCATTGGTTTTGCAGATTCCGAACAGTATGACGATTACCTGACCCTAGGCAAACGTCTCACTCCCGACCCCGACATCGCTCCTCTTGGTACTAACACTGCCGTCATCCGCACAGACATCTGTGATACCGATGGCGCTGGTATACCTTTTCAAGGAGACACTGACATGCTCGTCTTACTCGCTATGTTTAAGTGGGTAAGAGGAGGCATTCGACACCGGATGACCTTTGACCCTCCAGCTACGGCTATTTCCTACACCCCCCTCCAATCCAAGACCCCTTACATCGCCAATGGTATGGAAATGACAGCTTCTGACATTACCATTCCTTATTGGAATAGAGTGGTTTACCAACGAGCACTAATCCGCCATGCTGACGTACCTGTCACCTGCACGGTCCTTGCTCCTGCCACTTCCAAAATCATTGCCTCCCAATATGCACTCGGAGACGATTTTGGTGTCTCTGGACTCTTCTCTCCCCCACTCCTGATCGCTCGTCCGATCACCCTTGCTGCTGAGGATCCACCTGATCCTTCGCCTACCCCCACCACTTCCCCAAGTCCTCCTTCTCTAGCAAAGAAGGGTTACTTTTTCAACTCCTAA